TACCTGTCCTGCTTTCTCTGCAGCATACAATGCAAATGCTTTGGTTGCTAAACCATTCATGGTTTCTTTAATTGCTTGGGTGTCTGTGTCATCACACTTATCAGTCATAAAACAACCAGCAATAGTAGAAGATACTATTGCTAATTCAAATCCAACCACAATAAAGATGAGTCTGAATACCCACTTAAGTGATTGTGTCATTACTTATCTTTCCACCCACCTGCTTTTAACCAGTTATTATAATGTGGGTTGTCCCAACTATCACTAATCTCATAAGAAGGAATAACAACCTCTTGGATGTATCTCCTATTCTCTTCTACAAGTTTTACCTTGGCATCTATACCAGCACCCCACCATATAGCACCACCTAATTGTACTGCTAAGAAAGATACTACTGCGAATGGAATCTTGTTCATAGTAATATTGCTCCTATAATGAATCCTTTAGCAAATGACAAGCAAAGCATTTGATAGTTAGATAACTCAAACTTACCTTGAATCTTATATGCTAAATTCTTATCCCATTCTTTTACAGCATGGGCAGCCTGTTTTATCTTAGTGAATAAAACTGTTGACGAATCTTTTGCCATGTTTATATTGTATACAAGTATATTTACCCGTTTGAGAAATGTAACTAAAATGTTGTCATATGCACACAAATATGCTATATAGTATAGGGAAAGAAAAGGAGCGACACAATGAACCCAAACTCCTTAATTATGGTGTCCATTTAGTCTATGGAGGTATAAATTATGATGATGTCGTACAATCAACTTGCAGGATGGAATAGTCACGCAGAAGGATTTAAGTTCAACGAACAAGACACTAAAATCAATGACTATTACGAATGCTTGATTGAATGCGAAGACGACCATTCAAGTTGTAAACGTATCTGTAAGGAGGTTCTTCTCTAAAAATGCACCTACAAGTACATTCACATCCACCTTAATTAAAATTTAATATTAACGATTAATCCCCTCACGTGAGGGGATTTTTTTAATGTTCCATAAATCACTTTCAATGTGTTTTAAAAGAATAATTTTCTTAGCTTCAGTGGTAGTAGTAGAATAAAATATTAAAGGTTGTTGCCTATGTAAATTATCTCCAGACATACTACCTAACAGCAGCCAACGATTCCATCTTTGTAAATATCCCTTCCATATTATAAAACAACTTATAATTTTCTGTCGTAACGTAATGTCCTCTTATATCATTACCATCACAGTGCCATCCATAGGACTCAACCTTTTCTTCTATACCATCAATCCTCATTTTCTTCTTACCATCTAAGTAAGATAGGTATCGCTCGTCTAGGTTAATCATAGTTCTAAGAGGAATGTGTGGATACTATAACATAATCTTATATAATTATGTATATTCTTAATGTCCTCTTTAGATTATCTCACCTCAAAGTTAAGTTTCTTAACTTTTCTCTTCCTTCTCTGCTCTTGCCACTCCAAATCTTGAGAAGTAAAAGAATCCTTTTTGTTTTCGGAATGTCCATGAGTAGAATGAGACACTATCATCACCTTTGACATATCACGTGCTGAAATACTATCTCCTGTTACTGTTGTCATATTAGGACACCCACAAGATCTTGTCTGATGAGAGTGTCCCTCTATCTCTTTACCGCATGAACGGCATCTTACTTTAACCATTTTTCTAAGCTCCAAACCAACCTGCGTTGGGTTCTTCTTTTCCTATCCATTTGTTGGATATTTCTTTAATTTTTGTCAGTGCATCATCTAATTCTTTAGCCTCACCAGTCTCTTGTCGATCCCCAATACCAAATTTAAGTGGATCTCTGTCAGTGATGCACCAACGCCATGACTTTACGTCTCTACTATACCACAGATGGATTCGCATGTTGAACTGATTTCCAATCTAAATCGAATAACTCTAGTCCTTTGTCAGTAAGAATGTGTTTATAACATTTCTCAAACACACCAACTGGCATAGTAACAATGTCTGCTCCATACTCAAATGCTCTACCAACATCTCTAGCACCTCTAATAGATGCTGCTAGTACTTGAGTTCTTACCATATGCTCACGGAATACTTTAGCAATATCTTTAACTAAACATAGTCCACCAAATGAATTATCATCAACTCTACCTACAAATGGTGATACGTATGTTGCACCTGCCTTAGCAGCAAGAATTGCTTGTACCTGTGAGAAGATAAGAGTTACATTTACTTTGATACCTTCCTTAGCAAGTTCATGACATGCTTGTAAACCATCATTTGTACAAGGTACTTTGATAGTTGTCACTTCACCAAATTTTTCATGTAGACGATGAGCTTCCTTAACTGTAGCAAGGAAAGTATCTGCAACTACTTCCATACTAATATCAGTCAAACCCATATCCTTGAGTTCTTGATAAACATCATCAGGTTTCCTATGACTCTTCATAATAAGAGTAGGATTAGTTGTAACACCATCAATTAATCCAGAAGCAAAATGCTTTTGAATCTGTTCGCAATCAGCAGTGTCTAAAAAAATCTTCATTGTTCAGTGTTAAAATAATCTTTCTTATAGTAACGTCCTAAGATGTTACTGTTGTAATATGCAGGTGAACCATCATCTAATGATTCAGTTAGAACTCCATTCAAAAAGAGTTCTTTTGTTTCGGCATAATTTACCTTGCCGAGGGTGGTATGGAGGGATAAGATTTCTCTCTTGAAGAAGGAGTCCCCAAGTAACTTTCTATCTGCTTTAAGCTCGTCAGAGCTTCCATAGTATCTTTTCCAGTTACTCTCAGACGTAACCCGTCTCTTACCACCTCTAGGCTTACGTTTCTGCCAAAAGTATTTTCGTCCGATATATTTCTTACCCGATTGCAAATTAGTAATCCTGTAGACAAAACCGAAGAAGTCGTTAATGTCGTCAGAAGTAAAAGTTGTGCCTTGATAGGTCCAGGCATTTTCATAAAACCCTTCACCCATTTCATAATTTTTGTATTTCTAGCCATATTTAGTCCCACCTAGTTACAGTTATTTCTATACTATTATTATCCATCTCCCACTCTTCCTGTACCTCAAATCCATCCATCTCCTTAACAGTATTGTGTACCATCATCCTCGCATACTGTTGTGTAAGTTTATCAAGGAACCTAGTGATAGGAATATTCATATCCCATGTCTGAACATCAGCAACTAATTCAAAAGTTTCTGTAGTATTGTTCCATTTGAAACCAGAATCTTTTGTTATTGCTATGTCAGCAGTAACAGTTTCATGTCCTTTACCATGATACCCAGTAACTTTTAATTCTTTTTCCTCTTCAGGAAAATGTCCAAGAAGATTTAACGCTTCTAGTAAAGCAGGTCTATCTTTTAACTTGGTTTGAATCTTAGTGAAATGAGACATTAGGCACACTCCGAGTCATGAGTAAATTCTTCAATTTCTTCTTCTACTTTTTGATAGTAGCTTGGAGTATGTATACGATTTTCAATAACACCAAGTCTTTCTTCGATGTTTTTTGTTAGGGATTCACATTGTGATCCTTTAACTCCTTGCACCTCTTCAGTAACAGTACCGTCTTGTGCAATAGTGAATTTGATGGTAGTAGGCATGTCAAGATTTGTATTTTTTGATGCTTTCTTCCCACTCTTTAAGTGAGGATGAGCAATCAGGTGGTGGAGGGTCTTTATACCCCTTCATCTTCTTCCACTTATTATACATTGCTTGCATAATCCACGACTGAGAAAGACTCTTAGGACCATTATCCAACATCTCTAACTGAAGTTTGTTAGAAGTGTATCCCTTCATCTCTTCACGCCAGTTGGAATCGTCGTAAGTCTTTGTCATAGAGAAAATCCAGCAAAAGTGTCCTTCTTAACATCCTGTTTAATACCACCAACAACATAGGATTCAACCTCTGTCTCTTGTGGTGCTACCTGAAGTCCCTTGGAACTAATCCAATGCTGAGTCCAAGGAAGTGGGTTGTTTCTAGCAGGAATGTCATAAACGGGCTTCAATCCTATCGTCTTCATGCGTCTATTGGCAATCCACTCAACATATTGAAACAATAATTTATCATTCAATCCTATCATACTACCATTCTTGAAGAGATATTCTGCCCATTTCTTTTCTTCATTCACACATAAATCAAACTGCTTATATGTCCACTCCTCTTCTTCCTTCATAATCTGTTTCATTTCGGGATCGTCACCCTCTCTCCAGTTTTTAAGGATGGTTTGGGTAAGGACAAGGTGTTGGTTCTCATCTCTAGCAATAAGAGATATGATTTTAGCACTCCCCTCCATAAGTTTGAGCTCACCGAAAGCAAAAGAACAAGCAAAACTAACATAGAAACGAATCCCTTCCAAGATGTTAACATTCATTATTGCCCGATAAAGTTTACGTTTTAATTCTTTCAGTTCCAAAACAGGTAAAGATGTTTCTACATTAGGTAAATCTTTCCACAAATTACTCTGTCCCCATACCTGTGCATCATTAATGAAATCATCATATGCTCCTGTAACATTCTTAGCACGTTCCAATATCCTAGTATCTTTAATAATAGTATCAAATACTTCACTAGGATCTGGATATACATTCTTAATGATGTAAGTATAGGAACGACTATGAATCATCTCCATAAATCCCCACACTTCCATACATGCTTCTAACTCAGGTAGAGAACAGTATGGTATGAATGCCATACCAGGAGCACGTCCTTGAACTGAATCCAACATTATCTGATACTTCAAGTTAGAAGTATAGATATGCTTCTGTTCTGGACGTAACTGTTGATAATCTCCTCTATCCTTCTGTAAGGATACCTCTTCAGGCCTCCAAAAGTACCCTAACTGTTGAGTAGTTAACCTATCAAAAGTAGGATACTTATAAGAATCATATCTCTGGACACCTAAAGGCCTACCAAAGAACATTGGTTGCTTTTTATAATCAACCTCGTCGGTATTAAATACCGTCATTCCTTTCACGTTAGATTGCACAGGATTCACACTCCGATTCATCAGCATTTTCTAGTTCTGACATTAAGGTAGAAATTTTATCTTCCTTAACATCATCATGCCATCCCATAGGATGAGCAGGTTCTATTTCATCAGTTTTTTGATCGTGAGTATTCTGATAGTAAGATGTTTTCCATCCATACTTATAGGTAGTTAATAAATCATTTGCCATAACAGAAACTGGAACTTCATTATCAGGATAGTGTTCTGGATTATAACTCCAGTTACCACTGATTGCCTGATCAAAGTACTTTTGCATTACAGCAACTATATTAATATACCCTTTATTATCTGGCATATCCCATAGCAATGTGTAGTTATTCTTTAGTGTAGCATAAGATGGAACAACTTGCTTAAGAGGCCCTTTCTTTGATTTCTTAATGGACAAGTAGTCTCTAGGAGGTTCGATTCCATTGGT